AGTTCATCCGCACAAAGGTCGTTCCCGAGCTCGATGCGTTCCGTTTTGCGACCTATGCCGCAACATCCGGCGCGGACATTACAGCGCACAGCGGATCCTATGCTGACGGCGAGGCTGTTCGCAAGGCCATCGCTGCGAAGAACGACGCGATGACAGACGCCGAGGTTCCCGCAGAGGGCCGTGTGCTCTTCATCAACCCCGTCCTGAACGGTATGATCCGCGACATGGACACCACAAAGAGCAAGGAGCTCCTTGCGAAGTTCGCAGCCGTCGTAGAGGTTCCCCAGGCGCGTTTCTACACCGCCATCGAGCAGCTTGACGGTAAGAGCGAGGGCCAGAAGAAGGGCGGCTTCAAGAAGGCCGACAGCGGCTTCAACCTCAACTTCCTCATCGTTGAGAAGTCCGCAGTCATCCAGTACCAGAAGCACGTGGCACCCAAGACTGTCACACCCGAGCAGAACCAGGACGCAGATGCGTACAAGTTCGGCTATCGTAACGTCGGCATCGCTGACACTTACGAGAACAAGGCAGCAGGCATCGCTGGCGAGTATGCCGGCGCATAAGGAAGGAGGAGAGGCTCATGGGTAAGATCGTAGGACTTACAAAGGAGCTGATCGCCGCACGCAAAGAGGCAGCCAAGAAGGCTGCCTCTGAAGTTAAGGGCGAGAAGGCACCCGAGAAGAAGGAACCCGAAACAGGCAAGAAATAAGACAGGAGGGAGCTGCATGGCACTCGTAACATGGGAGCGATACAGCTCCCTTTATTCAGGAATTAAAGACGAGGATCAGTTCGAGATAGCGGAACAGAAGGCCGAGCTGGAAGTGGCCAGGGTGATCGGTGCGATCCACTGGGCGGAGCTTCCCAAGGACATCTCCGGGGAGTTTTATGCTGGCCAGCTGTGCGACTGCATCTGCAAGGTCATAGACTACCAGGTGCAGGCAGGCAGCAAAGCAGGCAAGGGCATCACGTCGGCATCCAACGACGGCTACTCGGAGAGCTACGCGATTGTGAAGCAATCCGAAGCAGTCGAGGAGCTGGACGCGAACATCCGGGCGTGGCTATCCGGCACTGGTCTCGTGAGGGCGTACTGATGGCAATGTTTACGGATGTAATAACTTTATACCAGAAGCAGGGAAGCAGCTGGAAGCGCACCGTCGTCGAGGGCGTGCAGTGGTCCGATAAGCTCGACAAGAGCCTCTCGACCGGAAAGCTCACGACATCCTGGAGCGCGAACATCACCTTCCCGGAGGACGTCCTGGATCAGATCGACCTGAAAACCTTCACGGAGGAGGATGCGATCTTCTTGGGCGAGCTGACCGAAGAAGTGACCAGCACAAAGGGGAGCAGGCTCTCCGATCTTCTGGCCACGTACCCGAAGGGCGGGATCATCCGCCAGGTGAACGACAACAGCAACCGCGACCTGCTCAAAAATATCAAGGTGGTGGTGTACTGATGGCGGACACTTTCGTTTTTAAGGGTTTTTTATACGACGAGGACAAGATCCTCGCGAAGCGCAACCTGGAGATGGGCGGAGCTGTGCAGAAGTTCATCGACAGCGAGGTCCTGCGGTTATGTGAACCGCTGGTACCGTTCGACCAGGGAACGCTGGCAAGATCCGGACAGATCAACACGGTCATCGGATCCGGCCAGGTTAAGTACCGGACGCCTTATGCGCGGCGCTGGTATTATATGCCGGCCAATTTTCAGGAAGCACCACGGCGCGGGAACCACTGGTTCGACCGCATGAAGCAGAACGGCGGGAAGGACGAGATCCTCGCCGGCGCGCGCAAGCTCGCAGGAGTTTAACTATGACAATATCGGCAGCACTTGCCTCCTGGCTCTCGTACTACGAGGCGATGGAGGTGGACACAAACCACATCACGGACGGCTCGGACAAGTACGGGCTCTTCAAGTCTCCGAACAGGACGACGAAGGAGTTCAACAACGGGACCTACGAGATCACGGAGTTCTACCAGTTCTTCGCTCGACAGGCTTCCGTGAGCGAGACAGACCGGAAGGACGCGGACGAGTGGCTGGAGGATCTGGCGTACTGGGCGGACGACTTCCCGTTCCTTTACGACTACCCGGCACTCAACGGAGGGCGCAAGATCGACAAGATCGCGCTGACCGGCGCACCGTACCCTATGGAGACCGGATCCGGCGACACGCTCTTCCAGATGTCCCTGGCTGTCACGTACACAAGAGAAAGAGAGGAATGAGAAAATGGCAGAACTTACAAGATTAAAGAAGTTTAAGACGATCCCGTTCATCAACATCGGGACAGACGCAGCTCCCCAGTGGGCCCGCATCGGCAAGTCTACGATCTTCGACCTCGCGCTCAATGCGAACGTCGTGACCAGCGACTTCATCGAGGACGAGATGCCGACCGACGACATCACCTACTACAAGCCCACCCTTCCGCAGGAGCTTCAGACTAACGCAGGCGACGCGGCCTTCGACTATGTCTACGACAAGTTCTACAACCTGCCCACAGGTG